TTATTTTCCAGTTAATTCAGTTCTTGCAATAAAAGCATCTAAAATATTTGCTGCATTTCCTAATCTCTCATAAGCCTTTATCCATACCGAATTTTTTGTTGTTAATCCAAGCGAAAATGCTCTATGTTCTAATTCAGATAATTCTTTTCTGGTAAATTGCTTTGGTTCCTTTTCGGGTTTCCAATCCGGGTATTCATCTGGATTAGGAATACCGATTATTTTATCATCCATTTATATCACCTTCCTTTCTTAAACATTATTATATAAATTTAAATTAGTATCAAATATTCTTCCCTGTTAAAATTTGATAGAACTTTAACAGATCATTGTTCTCTATGGACCCGGAATAAATAATTTTCTTCCCTATATAGATCCAGAACTTGCTCGGACTTGGAGGTTTTATATCCAAGTGGCAATAAGTTTTGGCTATCCCTATTCTCATACCGCCTATTTTTTCAGCAGCCAATCCTATATCGATAGGCTTTATCCCTTTTATTTTTATATCGGCAGCTTCCCCATCCGGATTAGGTATATGTTCAGAATCAGGATAGCCACCTACCCTTTTATTTTCTTCAAGGCAACGGTTTCCACTTAATACAATGACCGGTTTACCGTCAAAAGCCATCTTTACCATTTCTAATTTAAAAAGTAATAGACTGCTTACTCTAACTTTTTTCCTTCTGCATTTTTGACAGGGGCAGCGGAACTCTTTGGACCAGAAGTTGGTAGATAAGTCACCTAAAGATTTTTTATTTCCGTCCATTTATTTTCCTATCGACACCCTCTATTAAAGTACATAATTTTGTCTGGTTCTCACCTATGTCCTTGAGTAATATTATGCTCTGGTTATTTAAGTCAGTATTTTTAGTATTGTCATCATGTAAACTTTTTAAATCGTTTGTTATTAAGTTTCGATGAAATAACCTATCCTCGTCTTGCTGTTTATCTCGCTTATCCTCACGCTTTGACTGTTGTTTTGTCTGGTGCCATAGATACCAGGACATTATTATAGCGAATACACCCACTACTGTTAACTCTTTATAGTTTTCTATTAATGCTGCAATCATTACATCATCTCCTTCTCCTTCTTAACTTCCTTAGCTGTTTCATTTACAATTGGTTTATAAGATTTTATTTCTTTCAGAATCATATCTTTAAAGGAAATCATAGCGAATTGGCTAAGTCGATTACCCAATTCTTCAGTCGCAAATTGATTAATTATTTGCTCAATCTTTTTAGCTAAACCCTCCAGAATAACATTCCCCCTTATCTTTTTTTATAATCAAAATAAAAAAAGCCAGATCCATTAAGGTTTTTTACCTTTTTAAAATCTGGCTCTCTAAAAATGGAGCTCTAAAGTTATTTAATTTTTAAAATTTATTTAAGTTCCCAGTCTCCAGGTGGGTAATTTTGCTTAAGTAACTCTGTTTCATATTCAAAGACATCAACATCTATTTCATAACTACAAGGAAAAGGTCTTTTATGAGTAATAATTTCTGCATATACAATAGCATTATTTCTAATATCAGGATCATAAATATCCTCTCCGATTACCTCAGTCGGTTTATAAAACTTATCGAGAAAAATCAATACTGAGGCCTCTCCTTCAGAATTAATATTGATATATTCTTCCCACTCGTCAACCTTATTATACCAAACTCCGTCAGTTATGCAATAACATTTAGCTAATTCGTATTGCCGGTTAATGATCGCCTGCCAGTAGTTATAAACTGCATCTTCTGCTAACATCCAGTTAGGAAAACCCGGAGCGATCATCCCGCAACCGGTTAAGGCTAAAATTAAAAGTATAATCAAGAATGATATTAAAAATTTCCTTTTCATCATTTATATATCTCCCTTAAATTATTCTTTTTTAAATCAATAAAATTACAAATCTTTATTTAAGTATCCAATTTACAGTTATTGAAGAACTTTTAGTTAGATACATAATATAGTCACAGACTACTTCACTTTCGTTAGATTTAATTATAATAAGATCAATGCTAACAATAGCTTCATCTTCTATTATTTTAATCCAATTATAGTTAACAATGAACTCTAGATTTGAATAATTTAAATCCTCATATTCCTCAACTACATTGTAAGCATCCCCATCCGGGATACAATAAATTTTAGCTAATTCATAATCACCAACGGAAATCATATCCCAATAATAATTAATTAATTCTTCTATTTCTTTTTCATCATTCCAGTCGGGATCACCTTCAGGGATCATTCCGCAACCGGTTAAGGCTAAAATTAAAAGTATGATAAAGAACGATATTAAAATTTTCCTTTTCATTGCTTATATGCCCCCTAAAATTATCTTTAAACTACTAATATATAATACGATATAAGCAATGAATAGTTACTATTAATATTATAATCCTTTTTCTATATTTTACAATTATTTCGGATTTTTATTTATAATCGTTTCTATTTTGTCATTGTATTTTTTGAAAAAATCAGGATAAGGAATATTAAAATTATCCATTATATATTTAAAAGTCTTTCTTAATGTCTTTAATTCAGAAGGGATATTATATAATTGATTTATCTTTCGTGCCAGTATTACTCTTCTTTCAGTTCTGGAAAAATAATTATATTTTTTATAATCGAAAAATTCAATACTACTTTCAATAATTTCATAAAGGGGAAGACTCCACCAAGTTTTTTGTTCTCTGACTACAAAGATTTTATTTTCAATTTCTTTTGTATCTCGACCTTCTTTATCCTTCTTATAAAAAATCTTAAGAGTATCTTTGATAAATTTATCACTTTCAGATAATGAAATTACATAATCATAGCAAGGTATTTCTTTATCATTTACCTCTAAAACAATTTCATGGATAATTTGATTATCTTCTTCCTCGAAAGTCATCTTTTTAATATTTATATATAATTTCAACTTTTACCACCCACTTCCGTCAAGGAAATATTCCCATCCTGCACCACTGTAAAATAGAAACTGATATGGACTTACGCTTTTATAGGCTAGATCTCCTATATGTGCTGAAGGGGCATCAGTGTGCCCTGGAAATTTCAAAGTTCCTGTGCCAAAGAGTGTAAATTCTTTAGTATCGCTATTTGGGACTAAGTTAAGTATTATTGAATAAATATCATAAACATTTTTTAATACTCCCATATTTATACCGGCAATTAAAGATGTTACAGATCCAGCCCTTGCCTCTAATACAGAATTACCGCCTGTCCAATGATAAAATCTAAAATAATCAGTATCTTCTCTTCTTATGGCTAATCTATAATATTCAGAAACATAATAATCGTATAGATATAATTGACTATCCTTAAAATATATTTCCTGGTTACTGCCGTTACCGCCAACTCTAAGTTCTGCACCATCTATTATGCCACTTAATAGATCCCCTTTAATCTGTAAAACAGACCCCGTCCATTTAAGATAATTTGTGGCATTACCAATATTTAATTTATATTTATCTACATTATACCCCAGCCAAAAACCAGCCGTTTCATTTGCATAACTATCTTTCCCAGTAGTCCGGATGTATCCGGTATTGCCAAGAATGATATTTCCTATATCGGCCACATTGGAAATGTTCAATCTGTCTGCGGTAATTGAGCCTGTCGTGATAAACTTTCCATTAATGATCGTCTGTCCGTAAGTAAGAGATACTCCCCTTACTTCTTCAAAAACCGAATGTAATACTCCAATAAGAAAATAATAATAAGTGGGATCATCGTCAAATTTCCTTTGTGTCTCGTCTACTATAATTTGACCGGTATAGCCAGGCTCTTTGGTGCATTTTGCGTAAATGTAATAAGCGGTCCCATCTACCAGGCTATTCTGCGAATTCCCCGATAATGTCCAGGTCCTAATTTCTTCTGCAATTGATAAATGAATTAATTCCCCGGCGCTGGCATGGAATTTGGATTTGTCCCCAGTATAATTTCCTTCAACCTGAACTTCCTTTAAAATAAATTGGGTAGATTTTGCCCCCACTGATAGCATTTCAGTTTCAACTGAGGCAGGCCTGATGTTTCCCATATCAAAATATCCGTCTGTATCAAAGATCATCGTTCTTAATTCTTCTGACGTTCTCCAGCTCCACCTGGACCGGATAATATTTCCTACATCTCCAACCTCAATTTTTTCTTTTAGCCCTTCCTGTTCTGAATATAACCGTTGAATCAATTGCATTTCCAGATGATCAGACAATTTCAGGGTATATTTATAGGCATTGGTTAAAGTTCTTGTTAATTCCACAATTCTAACCAATGAATTTATATTAAGGTCTGTATCCTCGATTGTAATGGAATCCCCTACTTTAAGTTCAACAAGATTAGTTTTAAAATATCTCCAATCGGGTTCTAGAATATAAGTTACTCGCGGTTCGCAATTGCCATCAAGATAAGTTTGGGCTTTGGCCTGCAAAGCCGTTTCAGCAGTATCTATATAGGTTTGTGGCATTTTTATATCTAACAAAACATACTTATCACCAATGGCAGGTTTCAAAGTATCATTCGGCATATCGTATCCCTGCTCGTCTTTAAATGCTATTATGGTAAATTCTTTTGTAGTATTATTGTAACTGGAAACTTCAAACTCATATCCACCTAAGTTTCCAGAATTAAAATGAAGCTTTGCGGTTATGCCAGGGAGTAGATAGTCATTTATATTAAAATCCATTCCGCTATCAGTAAATTTAGTTATATCCCCGATATCTACTGAGCTTATCGTTCCTTCTCGGTGGGGATAAATATCATTAAATATTTCCGTATGTTCAATTGTGCCATATTTATCGATATTCTTTTCTAAATAGGATTTATCCTCCACTACGAATTTTAATCTCCTGCAATGATCCCTATAATCGCTTGCCAGGTTCCTCTCCGAGCCGAAGGCATATAGCCTTGTAATGATATTTTTTTCACTTAATGTTTGCCTAATAATATTTCTTAAACCCTGATGATATTTGAAGGTTAATCCCGAATTGCTACCTGCTTTATCAGTAAAATAAATATTTTTTACGGAAAAATAAAATTCTCCTTCAAATTCTTCACAAAGCTTTTGCAGGACCTGCATGCAGTTGTTTCTTGAAAAACTCAATAATTTATAATCTGTATTTGTTTGATCACAAGTTCCCTTTGCCCATCCGGTATGTGTTCGGTTCATATTAGTTATAATAAGGTTAATAAATGTTTCTACATTTCCTACCAAATAGAAATCAGAATTTTCGTCTAAATCCATAAATTGAGTTTTGAGCAATTCGTAATATTGAGATTCAAAAGTGATATCATAATCAAATGAATTTGAGGAATTTTTCTTGACATTAGGTAAGGCATTGATATAATAATAAATACCTTCCCAAACGATATAGTCTCCAATTGTTATATCAATTATATCCGGTACTTCTAAAATAGATTTAATTATATTTTCACCCAATAATTGTTGAATTAGACGAGTTCCCTCGTCAATTCTAACAGAGCCCAAAAGAGATTCGCCCCTATAAATATCAAGCAAATATCCTTCAGGCCCACTCCACTTTCTTGTGCCCCATTCAGCTTGTCCCCATTTGAGTTCTCCCCATTTCGCCATTTATTTATATCCTCTCCTTTATGGCAGTCCGTTTAATTTTGTAATTACTTGCTCATCCCATTTAGAGATAGTTTGAGTATTCCATTTAATCCCTACCGCAACTGTCTCACCTGTCCCATATAAACTTATTGTGCCAGCTACTGGGCTGCTAAATTCTATATTTGTACAGGGTATATTATCTCCAGCTTTAGACATATAAGTTCCAGTAGAGTCTGCTTCTATTTTCCCCCCCGAAGCAAAATATATACCAATATAGTCTCCTGCTACCACATTAAGGTCAACAACAAAAGTTTGCTTAGAGCCAGCGGTTACATTTCCAATATATTCCCAATCTCTTGTAGAAAGAAAATTTCCACTTACAACATAGAAGGTCGCCACTTCTACGAGTGTCAAGTTATAGCCAGTTACAGCATATATTTCTACACTGGTGATTTTTCCAGTTCCATCGGCTGGATTAACAATAACCATATATGTGCCTGTAAACTTTTCACTGGTTCTGTTTGTTGCAGCTGCACCTACATCAATTTCAGTGGCCATTACAACCATTTGAAATATTAAAAAAATAAGAAAAACAACTAATAATATTTTTTTCATAATTATTCTCCTTTCGTGGCAAATTTATATTGGTAGCATTGAACTGGACATTTGCCTATAAAATTTAGGAAATCTTTGGTTGAATGAGCAGAAATACGAATACTATTTATACTCGGCAATCTTGTTATTTTGAATCCTAAATTTATTAATTTCTTAATTAATCTTTTAACATCTGAAATAAGAAATCCACAAGTAAATAAAACAATATATGGCCTTCCTCCTCTTTTGTCATGTCTTAAACAACCATCTCCAATTACCCATTGCCTACAAGTCAAAGAAGTTAATTTAATATCTTTAGGAACTATCTTTTTGCCGTTGGGATACCAATGTTTATAGATAGGAAATAATTCTGCATAAGCATAGGAAGCATGAGAATAACTATAATAATTTCGTTCTTTGTGATATCGTTCTTTTATTTCTCCCCCTTCTATTCCAAATGATTTCAATATATTTGCTATATATTGTATATATTCAAAATGTTTTGAACTATATCTAAACCTCGCAGAATGAAGAGATCGACAATTTAAACTACCATCACCAAGAAGTTCCCCTGAAATCCATTCGATCGCTTTTCGTGATAACTTGCAATGATTTTTCACTTGTTTAAGGGAATTAGCCTCGCCTACAGAACGAATTGAGATATTAAATTTTATCATCCAATATCTTATAGTCAAATTACTTACCTCACATATTTCGGCAATCTGAGGGATATTCAATTCTTTATTCCAATATTTATTAAATAACCAATTTTTATCTTTATATTTTTTCATTTGTTACCTTTAATGCTTATATTATAACACTTTCGAGTATTTTTATCATATTTTTTTATTACAATTCTCCAACGTCAATCGAGGGCGAGAAAAAGAGGATATCGGCCGACTTGGCATAGCCTGTTCTTTGAATCTGGTTTCCTATCGTAGTTGGGCAAGTAGAAGTCATTGCCCCTGCCGTTGCCGCAGAAACATAAACCATCGCACCTGCAAACTCAAAAGCAGAGTCATCCCTTATATAACCCATTACTAACATCTTACAAGTCTGACCATCGGCTTTTGCTTCAAGAGCAATTCTTAATCCTGGCATAGTTGTCGAAGCATCTGCTTTAGCTTTTTTCCACTCTTTATCGGTAAAATTAAAATACAGTAATTGTCCAAAGACAACACTTTCACCTACTGGCTGACTATCAGTAATACCTGAATAAGTATGATCAGAAGCTAAAGCATTATAAAAGTCAAGCTGTGTATCGGTATTTTGGCTATGCTTCTTTGTTACTGCGTCGGCCACATCAGTATCGGTATTAGTGCCTTCCTCGATTATTCCGGTAGCATTGTTAATTTTAGCTATTTTACCAGCGGTAAAAGCTCCTGTTTTAGTTATTTCATCAACCAAAATTGCCTTAATTTCTGCATCGGTATCTACAGTAGGATCAGCTTCTACTGCAAATTCTAAGGCAGTCTCCCCAACATTTACCCTAGCAAACTTTAACGAACTGCCAGTATAATTGGCCGGGGTATCGGTTAAGTCGGTAAACTTCAAAGCAGCAAGTTCCGAATCAGTAGCAAGGGTAATTCCCCATATTTCTTCCATCTCTGCCTGAGCGTCAATTGCTGTCTTTAAATAATAACTACCCAAAGCAGTAGAGAGTTCAGTTGATGTAATAATATCTAATAACCAGATATCTTCCATTTCAGGTAAGGTATCTATAGCAGTCTTTAAATAATATAAATCTAAATCCCCATCATTAACCAGAGATACGCCCCATATAGCCTCCATCTTTGCCTGGGTATTTATTTCCGTCTTAAGATAATAAAGTCCATCACCGGCGTCTAAACGAGCCTTTATTGTATCGTATGTGCCACTTGGGTTAATTCCCAATTCTGTTTCTATAGCGATAACTGCCGCATTTGTGTCATTTGGCACCGCTGCCCTGGCCGTGGTAGCAAGAGGATCCGGATAATCCACTTCAACGCTCGTATCGGTATCGATCGCACCGGGATAATCTGTCCCACTTCCACCTCCAAGCTCATATCCTAAAGCTATTCCAGAAAATAATAATAAAATAATTATTAAAAATAATATTCTTTTCATAACATTCTCCTCTCTTTTTATGCCGTAGAAGGCACCGGTTCTCTTAATTTTAAAATAAATTTTCCTACCAATTTAGAACTATTCCAGCCCGTTAACATATTTAAAGCTCCTCCATCTTTAAAATATACGTCCAAAGTATTTTCTAAAAATGGTAGTTTTAAAGTATGAAGCCCAGGTGATTCCAATATAGCTTTAAATAAATTTAAATTACTTAAAAATTCTGCTTTTGTATTTGCTTTTATATAGCAAAATAAAATTATATCCCTGGGTTCAAAATGAATATCATCGGCATCAGTGTAGGATTCCTCTCCATTGGAATCAGGCCAGCTATGGGCTATTTCACCTTTTCTTTTCAGAAAATCTAAGGTTCCGTTAACTTTTTGGACATAAACTCCATAGGTAGCTGCCAAGTCATGAGACGAAGAAATAGTTACTGAAGCTCCTGCTGCTTCTGCGGTTAAACTCCCGGTAACTACGTTGATAGTTCCTGCCACAACTGAAATGATGGTATAATTACCATTATTCGAAGTAGAACCAGAAACGGTAATTACATCCCCTGCTGCAAGACCAATCTCTAAAAATTTAGCGGCAGCTTGAATTATAGTATCCTCTCCTGCCCCACCATCTATAAAGGCAATATCAGTTCCTGTAACCTTACTACCGATTAAATATCCGGATTGCATAATTAAGCACCCCCAATCGCCCTTAAATATTCGCTTTCTAAAGATATTCCCTTACTTAATTTATCATTTATGTCTTTCAGGTATTTATTATATTCAGTATTATCGGCAATTCTTGAGTTAATTATTATTATGCTTTCCATATTGGAAAGTATGTCTACGGTATTAATTCTAATCGCTTGGAATTGTCCTGCTAAAAGCCCGGCTGTTTCTTCTGTTATGCCTGCAATTGCTCCGGTTAATCCTTTTCTCCCTGCCTCTTCTAATTCCATACCTGCTGATTCTAAAACCTCTTGTATTGCTTCCCATTGTGTTTCTGCAGCTTCAATCATTTCTTGATATGTTCCGGTTAGATCCTCTATTTCTTCAGGTGTTAGCCCGCCTTCAGAAAGAATAGCAAATTGATCATACCAATCCTCGATATATTTTGTAATTATAGTTCTCTTAAAGGCGTCTAAAATTGCTTTTCTCATCATATCGTTAAAAGTATCGGCAAAAACCTGGGCCGAATCTAGCCCTTGAGAAAATCCTTCAGCGATGGCATCGGCAATTGATTCAGTGGTGGTTCCGGTAAGAATTTCTTGATATTGCTGATACAGATTAGCTATTTCTGCATTGGCGCTTTCTATAGCAGATAACCATTCTTCTATCTTTTCTTGATCAACTTCGCTCCAGGTCCACCATAAAAATTGTCCGTAAGCTTCTTTTTCAGCCTCAATCATTTTATTATATGTATCAATTTGATCCTCGAGTAAATCAATTGTATCTTGTATTGCCTCGGTCTTTGCCGTTCCAGAAGATTGACTTAATATCGTTTGCTGTTTTTGTAATTCAAGAGTAATCGCTTGTAATTCTTCTCTAAGTTCGGGAACGTCAGAATAAGTTTTTACGAATAGATTGATAATACTATTTATAGCAGCCGCTATTCCGCTTATAATCCCGGCAATATTGCCAGTTGAAAAACCAATTGTTATCTCACCAATTCCGCCAATTAAATCAGCCATATCATTTATTGCTTCTTCAAGTTCTGTGTCAAAATTTCCCACAACGTCGGCCAAAGCATGCAGGGTGTCAACCGTTTTATTAATTTCGTTATTTATATTTTCCCATATTTGCTTTTGTGATTCAGCGATATCTTTATCGAGTAGAATAATGATATCGGCATATTCAGAATATTTTACTTTCATCTCTTCGAGGGTTTTAATTTTATCTTCTAATTCTTTATTATTTAGATCTTCCCCATATTCGGCTAATTTATAATCTATTTCTTGTTTTGCTTTACTAAATTTAACCTCTGCAATTAACTGCTCTTCTATAATCTTTAATCTGTCCCGTTCATATTTAACATCGGTTAGCAATAATAATTCGTTAGTTTTCTCCTGAATTGAAACAATCTTTTCTTCTGTTGTCTGATAAGATTCAAAATAAGATTGTAATATTTTTCTCTTCTCATCAACTGCTGCTTTTTCGGCATCAGTAATTTCTTTTAATTTATCATTTACGAATATGAAGTATTCTTTATTAGCTTCCATTTCTTTTCCAAGTCCCGCTTTGGCTATTTCAAGTCTTAATTTATAATTATTGTCTAATTCATCTGTTTGTTTCCCCAGATTTTCCTTAAATATAGTCAATGCTGTTTCTGCTATCTCTTTATTATATTTATCATTAATTTCTAATATATTTTTATTGTGCTGTTCTACCGCCCCTAAATATTCAGTAGATCCCTCTTCGTAATTTTTGATTATAGATTTGAAATTATCTTTTTCTGCTTTAAGGTCTTTATCCCTTGCCTCTGTTATATACCCGAAGAGTTCATCTTCTATCTTCTTCTTTTTTTCTATTATAGTTTTATTATATTCGTATATATCATCGGTAATTATTTTGGTTAATTCGGCATTGTCTTTATATTTTGTTAATATTTCAGATAAATATTGACTATAATTTTCGCCATCCATAACAAGTTGTGCATTGTGTTCTTTTACATATTCTTCTCCGAATTGGTCTACATCGCTGGTATATCTTTTATATTGACTTGCCATATATTTTAATTTATCTTCTATATCTTCGATTTCTTTGTCGGTAATAGTAGGAATAACCGTGGGTTCTTCTTCAGGAGGTTTTCCGGGTTCAGGAGTAATCACAATCGGTTTTTCTCGTGTTTTTCTTAATTCCTCTAAGGATTTAGTTAAAATATCTACCATTTCATATGATTTTTCTTGATTTTGATTTAATTGGTCTTCTTCTAATGCTCTTTTTTCGGTTGCCAAAGATAAATCTTTTTCCAATTTCAGATATTCATTATTATCCCTTAAACGTATCTCTATCATATCATTTAACTGTTCTTGCTCATATAATTCATATTCCCCGCCTGTTACTATCCACTTCGCTAAGTCCTCTTCGGCTTTAATTTGTTTATTAATTCTTTTTATTTCTTTATCTCCCGCATCTTCGTTCCTATCATATAATTCTTTAGCTAAATCCGCCCGGCGCATTTCAATCTTCGCCTGTGCTAGGTCTAATTCCATTATCCTTATACTTAAATTTATAGTTCCTTCTTTAGCTAAACTTAAAATATCGATAGAAGTGGCAGCACCTTCGACAGCCTTTCCAAGAGTGGGGAAGTATATAGCCAGAGCTTCTTCTGCTGCGTGTAGGTGGGTTGTTTCTTCTTTGGTAAGTTCTGTTTTGCCTCGTAGATTTTCTACTGTAGCGATTAAATCATCAATTCTATTCTGTTTACTTTTTAGTGTATTAGTTAATTCCGAATAAGCCCTTGATAACTCGGAAAACTCATCATTAGTCCCGCTCATCGCCTGATTAATTCCACGAGCTATATTGTTCATAAATCCGAGCAAACTATCTCCGAGAGGTTTCAACTTTGCCATTATATTATTTTTCATAATCGCCATTTGATTTTCGGTAGTATCTACCATGATCTTGAAGGCTTCAGAAGTGGCGCCAGTAGAGTTTTGTACTTCTATTAAGGCTTTATTAAATTCCTCGCCTTGGTCGCTCGCAACGGCAAGTAAGCCAGTCAAACCCCTGATATTAGGAAATAATATACTTAATTGTTCGATATTTCCACCTGTAGCGGTAATCAAATCATTGAGGAAAGTTTTAAATCCTTTTCCTCTTATAGCAGCTGTATCAAAGTCAATGCCCAATTCTGAAATTAATTTTTTTGCCTCTTCACCAGGCGTAATAATAGCATTGAGCATACCTCTAATACCCGTCATCATTTCAGGAGTCTTAAGAGTTCTAGTGCCTTGAGCAATAATTGCCATCAAATCATCGAAAGCAAGTCCAGCTTGCGCTGCCAATCCTGTAACCGTAGTAATCTCGGGTCCAAGTTCTTCCATATTTGTCTTGCCAAGTCGAACAACGGTAAAGAGTTTATCCGATATATTCGTTGCATTCCCTGCTGCTTCTCCATAGGCATTTATAATACTCGTCAAGGCATCGGCGGCTGTGAAGGTATCAGTTACACCTCCCACTGCTAGTTCCATAGATTGTCGAAGTATATCCATAGCTTCAGCACCATCGATGCCAGCACTGATAATCTGATAAAGTGCTTTTGTGAGTCTTATGGCACTTTCAGGACCAGTTTTTGACATATCTATAATTTCTTGGGATATTCCTTCAAAATTGCCTTGTACCATTTTTGAGATAGTCTGGACTTCCTTCATGGCAGTTTCAAATTCTTTAGAAAAATTGTAGGCTTGTTTGGTTATTTTTGCAAAAACAAGGGCTGCACCAATGCCTAACCCAGCAAAAATATCCATTCCAGTTATACTACGAGTTAAAGTACGTAATATTCCCTTCGCCTGGACTGCTCCTGTTTGTAATCCCGTATTATCGATTTTTGTCCGCCAAAAAAGCGAACCTCCGGTTTCTAGTGCCATTTTATTCCACCTTAATTAAATTTTTCTTTGCATTCTCTTGATTAAAAATATCCCAACGTATAGGTAACCTATTATTATTCAATCCAATTCCAAAATTCATATATTCCCCTGCTTTTTCATAGTCCTTTTTCTCGAATTCATAAATAGCCAGCCAATTGAGAATTTCAGGAAGCACAATTTTTGAATTATTAATTAATAACCGTTCATATAAACTCCCCTTTGTTTTACAAATATCGAGTGCAATATCAAAATATTTTTTTGCCTTTTCATTATCCTTGCTGGTCCAATAATTCCCTAACATCAAATATATTTGAGAGATCCTGCTCGAATAATGACAGGCCTCTCTTTCTATTCTTTCCGCATTTTTTATATCATCTTTAGCTAAATATGACCCCACCAGATTAACAAAAACTTCAAGAAAGGCATTCCAGCCCTCATTATAATTTTCCTTTCTCATCTTTTTTATCCATATCTCACCATGGCGAATCGTATTCTCAAAATCTCTGGTGACATAGTATGTCTTTACTAAATGAGTTAAATTATGCAGGTTATCCGGATGTTCTTTAAACTCTTTTTGGAGCATCGGCAAACTACGCGCCATTTTATTATCTAATAATTTTTCGCCCTTTTCCCCCTGGAAAATATATCCATAATGATTAAAGATTATATGAGGGGCAAAAAGATAGGGGGGCTTGCAAATTGGTTTATTATGGACCGCCTGCTCAAAATGGAAACCACTCTCATTTTTGAATATTCTGGGCTGCAGCATTTCTGAATATTGTTTTAGGTCCCGGGTATAGTAGTTATATAAATTTACAAATACCGTTGGTTCTTTATATTCTGGGTTCAGAATTATATCCTCTAACAAGTATAAGCATTCATGACGCAATTCCTCATCGGCATCCATATACATAATTTTATCCCCGATAGCCTTTCCGATCCCATAATTGCGGGCTTTGCTGAAATCCCAGGGGATAAATTCTTTTTTATATACCTTGTCAGTAAATTTTTTAGCAATATTTATCGTCCTGTCTGTAGATCCGGTATCTACTATAATTAATTCGGTAAGCAGTTTTAGTGTTTTATCATCTTTCATTTGAATAATAGGTAAAAAAGAATCTAGGCATCTTTGTAAATTTGCTTCCTCATTTTTAACGATCATACAAATTGATAATTTTGGTTTTTCCATTTAAATTTCCTTTTATAGATTAATTTTGATAAATGATGTCTCCCTTTCAAAAGTATCTAATTTCATTTTTATTCCACGTGCCGGATCATAATATTTATTATTATTCCAGACACACCAGTGTCTATTCTTATATCCAGTGTAATGAATAGTGACCATACAGAGTTTTGGTTTATTATTGTTTTTTATTCTAACAGCTTTATTACTACAGGATATCCCCTTTTTTTGTAAGGCATAATATACTTTTTTTGTGTTTGTTTTGCCTTTTGAATCAAATAATTTTATTGATTCTTTAAGAGATATTCCGGCAATCATTGCCACGCATGCCTGGCCACACAAATTTGAATTATCAGGTTGTCTAATTAAATTAATTGTCATAATAAACCATCCAATTCATTTATATCTCTTATCTCTAAATCTTTCGCCTTTTTCTTTTTCTCATCTCCGGACTTATAACTTGGAATTGAACTCATTAACATCACTAAGTTAGCATAACTATAATTCCACAAAATATCTCTCATGGACATCTGGGGAAAATAATGCATGAGCCCACCGATTATTCGCCAGGGGTTGTTTCCTTCCTGGTCTGTAGAAGATTCATCCCCTTTATCGAAACTAAAGACGCCAAAAAAGGGTTCATATCCATTTGTTGAACTATTACCGTCATTAGTTTCAACCCCTCCTTCGCGGTCAGGTTTTCATTCAAAAATTTAATTAATTTTTTTGACGGTTCTTTTTCTCTATTAACAATTCCGTAGGCAATCATTTTGATTAACTTGTCTTTATTCTCAATTACATTTTTTGCTCCTAGATCTAAAAGATTAATCTCCTTCCCCTCATTTTTCATAGCCCCTACTAGTTCATCAGTATTTAAATCCAATAGAATTTCGCTGATTTTTAACAATGTTCCCATCTTAATAGGATAGATAACGAATTTTCTTTCAGAAGAAATTAAATGAAGTTTATTAAGCATATTTTTATGAGTTATGGTTATTCTGAAGTCTACCCCCTTCTCTAAAATGGAGTCGATAGCGCCCTGACGAATTTGATTATTTTTAATATCACTCGGGGCCCCGAGCTTATCCTTAATTTCTTTTTTCTTATTCTTCTCAGGCATATTTTCTCCTTATTTAAATCTATACCCGCCCCATATAGAAATATTATCAGGGCGGGTCAAATAATTCTTATTCTGTTTCTTTCTACTGAACCGTCATTACGATTGGGGAACCAGTGACAGGCATCAGCACATCAGCGCTAAAGGTAATCTGCCCGGATTCGGTCTTGGCAAATTTCAATTCTCCGCCAGCATAAAGAGAAGCTCTTTTAATTACGAATTTTAATTGTTTTCCATTTATCTTTTTAGAAATAATCTGGAAAGCTCTCTCACTTATTACTATTGCTGTGACAGGAGCTGTCCAGATAGTTGTAAGACTCGCAGTGCCCCCGAAAGCATCCTCCATTATACTTACTCCCATATCCCTTGTAGCAAATTCTATAGTCTTTTTGCCTGCGGTAATTAGCTGCACATCGGGATATTCAGTTTCCTCACAAAACAGATCAGCTATCGAGGGTGCATTAAGTACGATATGCGCACTGTCAGGAACTATATGCTCTATGGTAGCCAGAGAAGCAACAGACGGTCCTATTTTTATTGATTCTAATCCTATCAATCTTATATTACTCATTTTATATTACCTCCAGTAATTTATTTTTCTATGAAACAATTTATTCTTAAGTTAACGTATGACATTGAAATCTGATCAACATCATTTAATAGTATCTGGTTCACAATATCAAAAACATAGTAATTTGAAATGTTATTGTATGCTTCTATTACTGCTGTTACTGCATCGGTTGTCGCTCTTAATTTCACTATATCGGGGGTCCCATTGTCAAAATTTTTGCAGTAGCAATTAACCATAAAAGTGGCATCGTTTATTATTTCGTCCCCGTTATGGTTAGATAAAGGAATTATCACGATATCCTGCAATTCGGAATTTAAAGGCTTTTTATTCCTATAGACCCTGCCATCAATTGTATTCTTAACCGAATCTATATTAATAATAGGATATAATATATCGTTTATATCGAATGTCGTTTTCATAAGCTATATTCCTTTATCTTTAACTTCAAGAGGGCTTTTGCTGCCGGTACGCTTCCGGTAATTACATCGTAACCCTTCGATTCCACAGCTGCAGCATATTCCATGCCTGCAATTACAATCAAGATAAACCCTTTATTATTTTCTTTTAATACTTCTTCTGCTATTTTCTTCGCTTGAGATTTACCCTCAGCTTTCCCTTCTACATTTTCCTGAATAATATTTCCATCTCGAGCGATTATATATCCAATTGAACTTCTTAAATTCCCTGTTTGGTCTTTATATGTTCTTGTATTCCTAGCATCATTAACGAAATTTTCGCCTACCATGGCCAAGGTCCAAATGATCCTTTGTTCTATGCTGACTGTAAATCTATCTATTCGTCCGTCTACATCCCCTTGTGAAAATCCAGGAATCAAAGGCATATTAACACTTCATTTCTACATGTTTTTGAAATTCAAACAATTGTAAAATTATATGTTCCTTGTTAAAAAAAGTTAATTTTGCATTATCAGGAACACTTCCCGCGCCAGTAAATATTTGAGAAAATACAGCCCAGCTATATCCGATCATATCCCCGGATTCCCCTATAATATATTTAGTTGAATTCGGTTGAATATTACAGATAATCCCTATCGTTACTAAAGTCCCTTCTTCATATATTCCGATTGAATTATATGTTCCAGGAGTGTAATAACTTAAGGTGGCCGTATGAGGGTATCTTTCTATTACCATATTGCTTCTCCATTAACTGTTGGTTCGTCCTCATCATATTTTTTCAAAATTCTCTTTGCCATTGCGATTAGCTGAGCTCCACTATATTTTACCGTAAAAGACCCTTCTTTTAACTCGGGGTGTGCAGCAAGGGTAAAATAGAGGGATGCGGCGGCCAAATCTATGTCTTTAGAATTAACTGCCGCATAAGTCCCTCCGGTTGCAATATTTCTATCCAAAAGAAGTTTCTCTAACAAGTTATCATTCTTATATTCAGTTTGTGATTGTAGAGCCTCTTTGTTGGTCATTTAGATTATGTACCCCATGTAGTCGCATTTTCAGTATCAAGAGAAAGCACTCTATCTATTGTGGGCCAGGACGGAAATGCGTTCAGTTCCCCTTTGGTATATTCAGCCACAGGATCAACATCAGACCATTTAGAGATTAGAACCGGCCCTTTCTTGGCTTGAATCACTTGTTTTGGAGGGTTTGTCTCTTCGGCGATAGGTCCATAGAGCATATCTCCACAATTTAAATCTTCAAGGAATGTTACATATCTATCCTCTCCACCAGAATCTAACCAGGGATCAACCGATGTGATGTTATGTCCTGCATCCTCATAACTTATCCTGGTATCAATTATCATTATTTGTGGGAATCCCTCGGATTTTAAAGCATCATTTGCCACTTCAAGTGTAGGAGCTCTTTTTACCTTAGTTCCGCCATATAAAGCAAATGGTATTACAAAGTCCTGGACCTGAGCCGAAACTCTAAATGCCAGCCACTTAGAACGATTCATCAACATATATCCGGGTGTTATTCCAAGATCCCGAGCCGCCTCCAGAACAGCTTCTATGTCAGTTATAGGCTTAGAAGTGGCAGCAGTAGCGATTGTCCAATAAGCGGTAATAGCAAGTGCCGCCACAACTTTTTTATTAGCTGTAGGAAGTCCAAAATCAATAGCCTCTTCAGTTACCACTCCTGCAGCATTCGTAATCGTGGAAAGAGTTATTTGTCCCTTAGACAGCGCTTGAAATATTACCCATTCCAATCTGGCATTTATACCATCTACGCAGTCATCTACATCTCCAAATACAAGATCAAGTAAAGCCATCTGTTCTGGCCTCGCCTGGGCTTTTAGTATGTTATAAGTATTCAAATCCATTTCTGTCATTTTCTTTTTCATTCTGATAGAAGGGATTTCTCCTGATAATTTGCTTACAGTCCTTCTGGTTTTTAAAGGTGCACTTGTATCATACGCAACTATATCAGCAGCCACTCTATTCCCCTTGCTTCCGACTAATGTTTCGTAAGTCAAGAAAGGAGTTGCCTTCAAAGGAAAGAATGTAGGCCAAAATAGTTTTTCATATACTCGTGCAATAAGATAAGCTTGTAAGCTCTTTTTATCTATTTCTTTTAATAATGAATATTCCATCTTATATTACCTCCGGTAATTTATTTAATTTTAATTTTTAATCTTTCTTAAGCAAATCGTATTCTGGCGGTGAGATCAATCTTGTGCTGACTTGTCACGAAATATGGTAATTCCGATTCATCCACAGTTCCACGAACAACGGCACCTGCGAAAATATTACCTAACTTGTCACCTTTTTCATCCCTTACTTGTATGGTATCCCGTAAAATACAGTCTGCATCATACAAAGCAGCTGAAGAACTAACGGCTGCAGCTTCATATAAAACCGCACCGTTAGCAATTACTTTATGTGCTATCCCAACAGCAATAGCAGTGGATGATACTCTGGTAATTGTTCCAGAAGTTCCTCCCTGTAAAAATATTTTCTCACCGACCTTAAATAAATGGTCAGCAGGTTCAACTGCCAAAATGGTAGTATTTGTAACCCCCGCAGCAGTCAATTTTACAGTTTTTATCACATTATACAGTCCCGCACTAGAAGCGTCAGCATTTAACAATGCTCCCTTTTTAATTTCTTTGGTAGCGGTTGGGAATCTATTAGTTTTTATAGTTACTCCGCCAGGAATATCTTCTAATATCTTTAAAAACACAGGGTCATATACGACCCCTTCCTCTTTTTTAATTTGTAAACTCATTATATTTTATCTCCTATACAATTATTTTTTTACTTTGATTTCTTTGCCTTTCTTGATTTCTTCTTCCGATAATCCTTGAAAAGGTTGCCCTTCAGGTCCTTCATTTTTTCCTTTAGCAAAACTGATCGCCATTTCTTCTCCAATAGTCCCTGCTGGTTCGCCTTTCGGAGGGACCTCTCCATCTTTAAGTTTTTTATCAATTTCGGCTTGTTTAAAGTCCAGAACTTTGTCCTTCAAACTCTTAATGCTTTCTTCAATATCTTCGTCTTTATCAACCGTAATATAAGATAGGAATCCTTCATTTAAACCTGCTTTTTTTAGAGCATCTTTGATTAAAGTCTCCCGCTTTGTCTTAACAGTTGTTCCACTCAGATCCTTTACTAAATTAGTTAAATTAATAACTTCTCCAGTTAGATCCGATATTTTCTTTTCGGTATCGCTCATATTTGCCTGCTCTTTCTTTTTCTTTTCCTCAGCTTTTCCTTTTGCCGTTGCCTCTTCTTTTTCTTTTGCCAATTTCAAATCATGGGTTGTAACGGCTTGCGATACTCTCCGGTCCGTCTCACTCTGTAAATACTTTTTGAAACTTTCTTCCAGCCCAGCTTCTTTAATGGCCTCAACAAGCTGTTCCGGTGTGAGTTCAATTTTCCCTTTTAATTTTTCAATTTCTGCGTCAATTTGACTTGCATCGGTCACCTTGATTTTTTCTGCTAATCCCTCATCAAACCCTGCTTTTTTCATTGCTTGTTTAATTAAAGTTGTTAGCTTCTCATCCATTTTATTTTCTCCTTATAATTTTATTTTTTAATAAAAAAAGAGCCAACTCAAAAAGACTCGATCATAAAGTCTTTTTAGATTGGCTCTCTATCTTGGAGCTCTGTTTAATTATTTATTTTTTCTTTATTTATATTACAACATTTTTTTATATTTTACAAGTTCAACAATAAAATAATTCTATTCCCTTTTACTTTTTCGATATTGCCTTTTTTAATCTTTCTGCTGCTTTTATTACTTTTTCCTTAGTCGCTGCCTCAAAAGTCCCCTTGTTTTCTTCGCAATGTGTTCTTGCTGCTAATTCTGTATAGGCATCTATCGGATAGCGAAATGCCTGGGTCGTGGTCGTGGTCTTCCCCTTCAATCTTCCGATAATGATAGATAATTTCCCCGATTCGATCGTTTTGAAACTATCGGACTGAAAAAGACTAGGACTTTTGATTCTGCAGGAATGAAAATTGGGATATGGCATCTGGTTCACCTCCTAAATATTTATTTTAGATAAAACTTCTCTAATCCTTCAGAATACCCTCAAATTCAAACGTAGAGTGCCTCTTTTATTGAATCTCTACACTTTTAAGGTAATTTGATAGCCTATTATCCATCTATTATTTATGATTACACTTTTTTTAAAATCATTTTGCGACCATTCGCTTATGTGGGTTTCATATATATTGCCAAACATTGTGCCCTGTCCGCTAATATAATTGGGAGTTGACACTATCCAATGCCTGGCTTTTTTGAGCATTTCAAGCCCTTTTTCTTTTTTTATATGTTCGATAACATCCATGAATAATACTAAATCATAATTCGCTAATATTCCATCGTTTTTAGTTATATCTTGATTATAAATATTATTATAAATTACAGCATACCAGGGTAGTCTGGTATATTCCTTAAAAATTTCTATTGCATCTATTCGTTTTTTCCACTCTTCCGGGTATAACCGCCCTTGCCAGACTTCAAGATATTCTCTTAATAGGAAGCCCCATTTTCCAAAACCAGAACCTACGTCAAGAATAGAATCCGGATTGATTCTCATTATTAAATCAATTACCGGACTGATTATATTGGGCCTACTTGATGGCATTTTAATCCTCTTTTATAATATCTTTAATTTGTCTTAATTGTTTTTCCAGAGTCCACTCTTTTTCTATGATCCAATTTCTATATTCATTACTATTATAATCTTTGCTAATTATTTTATTAGTTGCCTCATCAATAGTATTAAAAATAACATTTTTAGGATATAATTCTTTGGCCCCCCTAAAGTTATGGATTACCGGTTTAATTCCCCTCGCCATTGCTTCAAAAATACCATACCCAAAACTTTCATGTATCGATGTATGAAGCAGGTAATTTTTATCTTCCCAAAATTTCTCCATATCATCAATCCAGCCGTAGAATTTTACATTATCCTGCAATCCCATTTCCTTGACCATATACTCCAGGTATATTTTATATCTTAGATCCTGGAACGAACCTGCCACGTGCAATTTATATCTTTTATCAATGTCAGCTAATTTCTTTAATATTTGTAAAGCCATTTGAGGATTCTTTTTATAATTAATGAATCCAACCCAAGATATGTTATATCCGGGTTGCACCTTCTTCCAGTGGGTAGAATCCAGGTCAATCCCATTAGAAACGATTTCTATTTTAACTTTTTCCTCAATGTCCGGGATAAATATTTTCAGAATTTCTCTGATATGGGGGGCTACCAGAATTAGTCTATTTACTACAAGCCAATTGATCTGTTTAGGAAAATCCGTAAATATTTCATAGCTGTGAAGTCTAATTATAACTTTTTTACCTTTGATCCCTTCGTAATTCGTTCCTATTATGGCCGTCTGATTGCACCATTCCAGCCAGATAATATCAGCCCAGTCAATTGCATTATATATATCTTGTTGATTCCTGATCATAAACTTCCTAGTGGTATAATTGTCTGACAATCCTTCAATTATCGGATCTATAAATTGGTCAAGTCCTGCCAGACATATAAAACCTACCTTTTTCATTTATTTTTCCTTTTTATGTCTCGAATTTTTCGCCTGACTCTCTGCTGATCGCAATTCCCTGCTTAATGGCCTTAAGTTTTGCCGCCGATTCGGACTTTTTATCGCCAGCAGTATATGTATAACAAGCACCGCTATCCCCATATTTCCATCCTGGTTTATCGTTTAATCTACATTTCATTAATGGCATTTTATTCCTCCTTCTCAGGTAATTTTTTTTGTTTCTTAATTTTCTTCGGTTCATAAGGCATAAAATCAATACCTACAAATTCTTCAACAAGTTCTAAACTGCCGTCAGGTTTCAAAAAAGGATTTTTATTTTTATCTTTTTTTGTTTCGGCCATTATTTATTCACCCACCTTTTATATTCTATTCCATACTTCTTGGCAAATATTTCCATTGCCTCATGAGTATGTCTTTGACTTGTTACTTTTGATGCAGATTTTACTGCTTCGTCATATTCAACCCCAGTCTTTATCAAACTCTCACGCCTTAATTCATAAATCGTCTGATATTTATCTTGTAATCTACTATTTTCTAATAAATAAAAACTTTTTACTTCGGACCCGGAATGTGGAAACTTTGTGCTATCTGTTATTTTCGCACTATATTCGTATTGAGTTCCTATTGCCCTTATTTCAGTTCCTCTTTTATATGCTCCTAACATATTAAGATCATCTCCGGAAAAACTGCTATTGGAAGGATGATTATGTGTAAATAGCATATTATCGACATTCATTTTATCAAAATCTTCTCGTGTGAAATTTACATAATTCTTACTGCCGGATTTTTCAAATACTACATTTCCTTCTTTATCTACCGCAATACAATGTTCTATTTTTGCATCGGCATATCTTTCGTTGAATTCTCCTATTCTTATTAATTGCATATTCATCTTTTCAGGCCCAAATATAGGCATGCTTATTCGTGTTATATCTTCTCTAAGTATAAAGTCCTTTGTAAAATTGTCTTTAATAAAATATGGTATATTCTTATATCCTGCAATCTTAGAAGCATTTTCTTTTATCCAATTCTCCGCTCTTTTAGGAATTTTTGAAATATAATTTGATTGAGCGATCTTTCCGGTTTTCATGAATTTAAGAGAATCTTTTTCGTTGAGCATGATCGAAGTTGTATAGCAAAAGCAAATAGGATGCCACCCACTAAAGATAAACCCCTTCGGGTATTCTCCTGCTAAATTATCGCATATATCTATTTGCGGATGCATACCAGATAAGTGTACCTCTATTCCTGTTACAAATGGCAATTCTTGCCTTCTCGTATAATCGCTCATTCTATATGCCATATTTACTTCGGTTCTGGTAAGTCTCAAAGCATTCTTATATGAACTTCGATAAATCCCTGCTCCAGGATGGTAACCTTTGGCCGCCTTGCTTAAAACAAGTTTCCCTTCCTGTCTAACTCTTCTGAATAACCTATTCGGTTCATTCAAATATTGCTTAATATTCCCTACAATTCCAGCCGCACTTCTTCCGGTAGATATTCCCGAACTAAGATAAAGTTCTAATTGATCCTTCGCTCCATTGGTTAGATTCCAGACTCGTTCGCTCAGGTTCATTCCCGCTTCGGTTCGGTTAAGAAAAGAATCCAGTGCCGCCAAGTTTAATTGATTAAATGAGGGCGATATAGCATCTTTACTTAATTTTATCCCTTCGGTCCAGGTTCCCACCAGTTTATTATTTTTTAAATTAGCCATATCCCAATTGGAAACAATTCCGTTTTTTATGTTGGTCTGAATATCTTCATGGAGTTTATTTAATATTGTATTTACTTTATCTTCTAATCCTTTATTTATTTTATAGAAAGAACCTTGAGATATTATAGATGGCTTTTTCAATTCAAAAATGCTAATTCTCTTAGCCAAATCCTTTGACGCCTGGTTTAATGTTGCTTCAATTTTTCTATTGTATTTGATTATATTCTGTATATTCTTCTTTTCGAATTGATCTTCGATTCCCATTTAAGGTCCCTTTCTCTAATAAATTTACATTTTCTTTATCGGCCATTATCATTACCTCAGGTAGAATTCCCTTCTTCCTTGCTGCCCTAATCAAAAATTTAATATCTTTGGAAAGACATTTACCCCCTGCCCCCCTGTAACCATCGAATAATGGATCGAGATGCATTGCGTTGATATACTTATCCAGCTTAAATGCCTCAAATAATTTATAATAGTCTGCCCCATATTTTTGACAGATATCGTATAGTTCATTCCCAAATACTACTTTTATGGTATACAGACTATTTAGGGCCACCTTCAATAATTCCGCTTCTACCGGCTTCATCATTATTATTTTATTTTTATTAATTACACGCTTAAATAGTTTTTCAAATATCTCGAATACTTCTCTTTTCCTGGTCCCTACAATTATTTTATCAGGGCAGATTTCATCCAATAACGCTGTTCGTTCCCGTAAGAATTCAGGCAAATAGACAAATTCTCTCTTATATCTTTTTGTAAACTCGTCAATTATCCCCGGCATAATGGTAGATCTTACAGCGATTATTCCTTTTTTGTTTTCAAGGTTTACATAGCCTACGGCCATTTTAACATCTTCAAATTTCATATCTTTTTTTGTAGGCACACAGACAAATACAATTTCACATTTAGAAATATCGCCAGCCAATAATTTAGCGGGGTCATATTTCTTAACCGTATGCCCTAAATCTTCTAATAGTCCGGCAAGGCTATTCCCGATAACTCCGCAACCCACTATTCCAAGCTCCATTTTTTTATGCATTATAGGACTCTCCAAGATCCGATGTCTCTTTCTTTTCTCCTTCCAGTCTTTTAATATCTTCCTCTGCATCACTTACAAGCGGGTTTTGCCTTACAGCTTCGTCCTGGCTCATTATTACATCCCCCCCGCGGGCTGTTGATAATGCCTTTATTGTTTCTGTTATATCCTGGGGTAGAATGCTCCCGAATTTAACCGATACATCTAATTCTTGTAAATTTGTTGCTTCTTTTATATCAGTTACCGATAATATTGCCTTTAATAAATTGATCCTTCTGGTTAATGCTTCTCCGAATATTTCTTCTTTGTCTTTTGCTTTTAGAATTGAATCCATAAAAAGGAACTTGAGGGCTTCTCCTGAAGTTTTCGTTAATCCCTTCACATTACTAAAAGATAAATCAGGGGTTGAGGTTATAGAGTAAATGATATCCTTCAACGTGTCATATTCCATCTTTATGGCTTCCGGCGCATGTTCCCAGGTGAGGTATTCGGCATCTCCATAATCCATTTTACCTTCGGAATTAACTTCCCCGGTAAACTGTAGTATTTTCCCTACTTCTGCTTTATCGGGTGGATTGGTTATCTTCCCTTTAATCTTCAATGTGGGTGATCCAAAATAATCATTAGTATCGGCAAATTTACTGATCAACATTTCGCTTCTATCAATCTCGCTTTGTACACTCATCCACTCCGGTTCAGATTGCTCATAATAAATTACCGGGATCTTACCGTATAAATTCTCTTTCTTTTCTATTACCCAGACATCTTTTTTAATTCCATAGATAAAACTATCGGCAGTATATATATCAATATGTTCATAAGTTTTTTCATCTACATCTTCTAATTTATATCTGCGGAGGAATGCGTCCAAATCTCCATTTTCATTAAAATGGGGAAATATCTCATCGCCGTTTTCATTGCATAGAAGGGCTACTTTAATATGTTTTGCATTATCATTATCAATGATCACATACCAAAGCTCAGCTACTTTCGTTTCAACGAATAGTCTACGTGCTAACTTCCTATTAAAATAATCAAGCTTATTCTTATCCCAGACATCCTGAATCAAAGTAAATGTATCCTGAAGATTATCCTCTTTATTGCCTAAGACTAATTTAACGGCGTCACCAAATAAAAACGATACTGCCATGTTAACAATTTTCCTTTGATACTTAATAACTAATTTTGCCTGCTGGACTAATTTCATTGTCGCACCTTTACCGACAGTCTTCTGGGGTCGAAGTAGGATGTCATGTTCACCTTGATACTCTTTTTTATAGGTTTCTACATCCCGTTCTTTTGGATCTTTGCAAAGAACGGTTGTCAGCTTAGAAAAATCATTACTATACTTCTCTAAAATGTCTTTTATATTCATGGTAAATCTCCTATCATTTCATTTATTTTTAAAATATCCCCAGCCCATCAGCGGTATAAGCTTCTTCTTTCTCTCTCTCAAAAATCCTATCATTGAGGGCATAACGAATCTGATCTATAAAGTGATTATTCCGATCCACAGGCGTATTAATCACTTCTCCATCTTTATTTTTCTGCCACTGATATAATTGAAATTCGTTTATTGCATTCTGGCATTGCCTATCAATTATGATTTCAAATTGTTTCAGATATTGAATACCAAAATTGATACTTCCCGGTCCTTTTTTAGCGGGCAGGGCATTTATCTTATAACTCCTTAATTCAGCTATTGATTTCGGTTCAGAAGAATCACACCTTATATATTCCCCACCAATGGCCGGTTTCAGTCTTGATGCTATAACATCATTGGTCAATCCCAGCTCATATAATAATTCGTGCAGTATATATAATTTCTTCCCCTTTATGGCCTGCCTTCCCGCTGCACTGGGATCATTTGCAAACCCAAAATCAAGCCCGTTATAATAGGTCCCGAATGTATTTTTAATTTGAGTAAGATCCTCAATCTTCCAATTGGTGAAAATCAAATCCCCTAAAATTCCCCAGTTCCCCAGAGTGTATACTTGTCTGTAATATTCATCCTTCTCATTCTCCAGCTCATCTATATCATCTTGTTCTAAAAACCTTAGATTGTCTTTGTAGGTTGTCTTCAGGATCGATAACCTGTCATCGTGATATTCAAATTCACCTTCTACCCAATTCTTGAAATATTCCTTGAATATCCAGTGAGTTCGGAAAATGGGGTTGAAAACCATTGCTAGACGTTTTAATACTTTAGACTTGCCTCTCAATCTCTTATATAATTGTTTAACATCGTCTCTTTTTGTCTCGGTTGCTTCTTCTATCAGAATATCAGTAATGACCCCTTTTTCCGGGATTATTGATTTGAGTTTTTCTGCGTCATCTAATCCCCTGAAAAGAATTTGATATCCGGTAATACAGGTTATGGTCATTTCAGTTTTATTGATTTTGAATAATCTCCCTAAATTAAATAATAAAATAACCTTCCTGATTTCATTGAATACCGATGTCCGCAAAGTATTAGCTGTATTTCTTATTACGAGATAATTTCTATTATTTTTTAAAAGATCAATCACGCACCTTTGAGAAATAAATACCGATTTCCCAGCAGAACTTCCCCCGAAGAATATTTGTGTCCTAGTATTATTTCTCAGGTAAGGAATATAAGCTTCATTAAAGATTTTTTTAGATATTTGTATATTAACATTCATTCGGTTAAATCCACTTTAACTTTTATAAACTCAGGTATATCAACCTTGTGTCTTTCTGCCGGATATATTCCCATCAATTTTGCTTCTTCTTTCGTTATCTCAAACACCAATCCTAAATCAGCAATGGTAATTATTTCTTTATTTTTATCCCTTCCTATAACAACTTTTCTGCTATAAGCCTGGTCTTTTAGGTCCCTCAATTGAGCCACATGATAGCTCATTCCATCGTGCTTCAGTTTTGCGAAATATTTTTGCCATTCTTTTCTGGCTGATCTAATATAATTATAGGCTTGGGCCTTTTCGAGACCCCATTCTTTTCTAATGAATTCTATTATAAAAGGCATCGGTTTCCTTCTTAACATCAAGCTAACTTGATATATTCTTTTTTCTTTTTCTACTTTGTTTATTTCAGTCCCTTTATTCAT